CGGGGCTGCGCTTGGACTTTGCGGATCATTGATCGGCGTGGCAACCGTCGTATACGAAGCAGATACCGGGCGGATTTCCTTGAGCGAAATCTCTACAATGAGGAGATTGGCACCTTTGATTGCGGTGCGCGGGTAGGTGTAGGTCTCAAGGCTGACATTCATGTACGTCGCTTCTGGCGTCACTACGCTATAAAGCTGTGTAGACTTGCAAGCCGCGTCCACTGCCGTCAGGAACGCCGCGCGATCATCCTCTGTGCCATTCAAAATCAGCGTGACTTTAGGGTTTCCCGGCATCTCAACTTTGTTGTAGCTTGCAAATCCCCCCCGCTCAATCGGGAAATCACTGATTCGCATTTCCTTGATATAGGTCACATCATATGTGGAGAGAACCGCCGTGCTGTCACTGCTGGCCCCGAGCGCATTTCCTAGCACATTCGTTGTCGAAGTCGTTCCTGCGAACGATGAAGATGTCGTGACCGACGGAAAGATTCCCCACTGCGGAGAGGATTGCAGCGAGTTCGTGAGCGCCTCTGTCATCGCTCCAGGCGGTATTGTTGCGCTTGCATCTTCGGGAGGAATAGAAGTGTTCACGCGCGGGACCGATGGCACGCCTGAGACCATTGGAACATCGGGATAGGGGATCAGAGTCATTTAGTTCAGCCCCGAATTTGCTTGGCTTGCGAACTGCCATTCGAGCGATTGTTTCATGTCCTTGGCGATTCCTGGCGCGTCAGTTGCGGCGGTGTACACTTTGACTTCACCGATTTGCACGCTGCTGCTTTGGCTCGATGATGCGTTTGCCGGGTTGCGGAGATAGCTCATCAAGCCAGCGGTATAATTTCCCGCGCCAGCAACGCCCATCAGCGATTGAGCGTACGCCCCACGCGCCGAAGCCTCTCCTGAAGCATCCGCAGGACGCAAGTCTAAGCGCGACACGATGCTGGCCGCATCAGCAGCGTTCGTGGCCCTGCGCAGTTGGTTGCCAGCTTTTTTCTCGGGTCCGACCGTAAGCTCCCAATTTTTGAAAGCCATCTGCTCTTCTGGGCTGGCATCACGCAAGTCTTTTCCAAACACGCGCTTGAATGTAGCCTGCCGGTCAGGATGCCATTGTGCAAGCCCTACAGCCTGCCCATGGTCGCCAATAGCGTTTGCATTCCCCTGGCTCTCCCTCATCAAGTTCGCTGCGATGCCAGCGGATTGCTCAGGAGTCCATCCGAGTTTCTGAAAGAACTCCTGCATTTGTTTGGCAGAGAGGTTCTTCCCGCGAATTCCCAAAGCATCCCCGATAGCCTGGATTCCAGCAGTGAAATCATCAGAGAACTTGTGCCCGGTCACCCGTTCATACCAGCGAGTATAAGCGTCGTAGAGGCCGACAAGGCCATCCTTCAATGCGTCCATGGCATCTAGTGTGGATTTAATTCCTGGTTCCCATTTTCCCCAATCAATCAGCGAATCCCCGCCACGCTTCCATGTCTCATAATCGTCCCACAATAGAGCAATTCCTGCTGCAAGCCCAAGGATAGCTAGAACAGTTAGATTGAGTGGCATCGATTTCAAAGCAATCGCTCCCAACCCCACAGCAACAATTTTCAAGAATTTTTCTATGAACTGCTCATTATCCTTGCACCAATCACCGAAAGTGCTAAGCAGTGTGAGAATCTTTTCAATAGCGGGCGCATTTTTAAGCAAGAGATCGCGCCCAAACGCAGCGAATGTCTGCTTTACCTGCTCGATGGACTTCTTGAGTTTGACTCCCTCTTCCGCCTGCTTTGCGGTTACGGCATTCGATTCCTTTTGGCGGCGCAAGGTCAGTTCCAACTCTTTACGGCCAGTGAGCAGGAGATTCATGGTCCCCTGGTCAATGCCCATCATCTGGCCCATATTGTTGGCTGTGGCGCGTCCCTTGATCCTCACAATGCGCTCAAAAGCATCAGCCAGGCCCAACAGCAATTGATCGGGTTTCTGCGAGGTCAAAGCTCCCGTTCCCATGCCAAGCGCCGAGAGAAACGGAATCAGGCCAGATTGCCCTGTCAAAGCGAATTCGGTCTGCGCCTTGGAGAGCATCGCCAGCGTGCCCTGTACGCCCGAGGCGCTCCCGCCGATCTGTTCCGCTGCCTGCGACCATGCCGAGATCGTAGAAACGCCCACGCCGAGGTTCTGCGATAGGCGCTGAAGCTGAGAATTCGATTCAGCAAGGTCAACAATGAACGTCTTGATTGCGGCAGTTCCGCCAATGACAGCGAGAAACTTCATGGCGCTTCCGGCCATGTCGGTCAGGCCCTTGTTTACCTCTTTGGTACTCTTCGCTATGTTCTTGTTTTCGTTGTCTACGTCTTTGAATTTACGAGTGATCGCAGGGATTTTGGCCGTCGCGTTGTCTTGGATGCCGAGGGTGACGAGCAACGAATCGATGATGGTCGGCATAGTTACTCCTGCGATGCGTTGTAATCGTCCACGGCCACTATCTCCAGCATGTCGTAAGCATCCTGCACCCCGTAGATCGTGTCCAGTTCATGCAATGTCGCCACACGCCGGGAAATCAGGACCGCAATCACTTTTGGGACGTTCTGGTATTGGGCCGGTTCATGCTTGCCGCCGCCGACTTGATTCCGGTGGAGAATGAGGGCGCGACGGCTTGCAAAAAATCCATGTGCAGCTTCCACACCTCCACTCTCAGCTTGAACCGCGTCAGAATCTCTTCGATATCGCTTTCCACAAGCGCCCGCACAACTTGAGGCTTGCCCGGGCTGGGGATGATCTGCACGCACTGAAGCATCTCTTCGAGGAGCGGCTCAGCAACTTCCCACTTCAGGCCCGCGATAGCCTTGAGTCCAAGTTCCGCGAGTCCAGCCATGCCCATATCGGCGAAGTTCTCAGGCAGATTGGTATTCGACCCCATGAGGGCTAGAAGGACGCGCGTAGCCCATGCCTCGGCTCGGGAAGCTGGCATTTCGGTGAGAAGAAATACCTTCCCTTTGTCGCGCCCCTCATCGGTTACAGTCCACTGTGCGATTTTGCGTGCCATGATTTCCTCTTGCTACGCGAGGCTCGGTACGAGCTTTTCCCAGATGATGATGAAGTTTTGCGCCTGCAACGTCTTGGACGCATCGGGAATGACAGCCGCAGTGTCCAGCACTCCGTTGGTTCCCGTGTAGACCTTGCCAGTCGCCGGGACTGAAATCGTTCCGCTGATCCGATACACTTCCCGCGCCTGGCGGGTCGCGTTGGTAATCGCCTCGAAAATATCGATGCCCAACGAATCGGCCTGTAGCGAGACAGTGAACGAAACCGGATTCGGAACGTATCCAGCCGACAGATGCCCGTCCACCCCCATCATTGTTTCGGCCAGCTTCACAGCCTCGGCAGACCATGCCTTATCGGTAGAATAGCCGGAGAACTGCTGCGGAGAGTCATACAATCCCGGAACCGTGATTGTCATAACGACATTTGCGCTAGTGATTGACCTTGCCATTGTTTCCTCTCCCTACATCACATCTACAGATTGAAGTGTGAGCTTCTGGACTGCCCCGCCGTCAGTGAACCAGAAATTCTGAATCGGAGTACCGCGTAAAGCGCGAATCTCTGGCCCTGGGTCAAGAATCTGCAAGTACCATCCCTGCGTCGAAATGGCAGATGCAACCGGCTGACCTGCGGCCATGTTGATCTCTGCAATCTCCGCAGCCGACAGCGTTACTCCGGCCTTGATTGCTCCGAAGTTGATTGCGGCATTGATCGTGTCCAGCTTCGATGCCCGGAGCAGGCCGTATCCAGTTTCATCGTAGGGAACACTACCGACTTGCGTCAGAAGGTTCATGTCCGCAACCTGGAACTGATCGCACAGCCAGATCGAATTGATGAACGGGTCAATCCACTCCCACACTCCGGGGACTTGCCCAGGGGCGAAGAAGGACCACTGATTTGCCTTGCTGGCCCACGTTCCGTAGAAGTTGTACCCGTTGGCGACAAGATTGGTTTTCAGTTGGAGGTTATTCACTCCAACCGTCAGACCGGCTTGAGACTTGAACATGAACGTCACGCGCCCGTTGGCTTGGCTGAAATTTACCGAGGCAATCGCGCCAAGCAAAAACGCCGCATGAGTAAGCAGCAATTGCGCCAGCGTCATGCCCGCGTTGTAGGCCAGATTCGGGTCGCCTGAAATGCAGCATCCGCCGTTGTACGCGGCGACTGTGGCAAGATGGCCGAAGCAGGTAGTCGAACCCTGGATGAGAGCCTGTGCGTCAGTATCCCACCCGGCGTACTCGTATGGGTTGTATTCTTGCGCGTTGCTCCATGCAAAGAACGCCATCTTGTCAGCCGTGACCGGTTCCCACATCGTCGTGAATCCGCAAAAGTTCTGCGTGATAGCGACGACATTGTTCATCGCACTCGCCGGTGTATCAGCAACAGCGCCCGCCGAGACAATCGCACCCGTCGCTGAGGTAAAGCCAAGAGACGCGGCCAGCGTGCCCGTAGCGAACGCGGCGCTTGACGCCAGACCCGTGATGCCGGAAGTGATGATGAACGCGCTCTGCGTGCTGCTCCACGTCACCGTGACGGCAGTAGCATCGCCAGTCATAGATTCAGGCGTGGAAACTACTGCCGAGGTCGCGGAGAGAGAATACGTTCCGGCGCCGCCTGGAGTGGTGCCGGTCAACTGAGCGGTAATCACAGGAGAGTTGGTTACGCCAGAACCTACGATGGTCTGACCCACCGCAAACGATCCGGTAACTGTTCCGCCAACCGTGAGCGTCGTCCCTGCGATTGTGCAGAGCGTTGCCGTCGCCTCAGCAGGAAGACTGGTATTCAGTCCGGTAGCGATGGCGCTGGCGACCTGCGATTGACTCGTTAGGCCGGTAAACGTGAGGCCGGTAGCCGTCCGGCTGTAGCCGTCGATAACCACCGTCAACGTGCCGGTCAATGCTTGCCATGCCGCTTCCGTGAGAGATGCCAGATTGCCAGACTGCAACCATGCGGCCCGCGCAGTCAGATTGAAAGCCGCGAAGAGCATGGCACTCGGTACGGCTGTGCGACCGGTGTAGCCGGCGAAGTAGATCGGGGCCAGCGCCGCTTCCGCCGATGCCGCTCCGAAGAAGGATGCAACAGCCGCCGCACTCGCAAAGCTGTATACCTTCCCGGCTGGCATCAAAGGGTTCTGAGTCAGGAACAATCCGCTGAGCAGCGCATTGGAACCGGAGCTGCTAATCACGTTCGGAATTACGCCTACGATGTCGCTTGCCGGGATGCTCATAGAATCTCCTTGAAGATGTTCATGCTCAGCGCCGTGGCGCTCTGTTGAGGAACGATCACATTTGGATTGTATTGCAATGAAGCGGTAAGGGTCCAACGCTTTTCATATTGCTCTTCGCCGTTGACTAGAGGAGCCTGGTGGCCGTCAGAGCAATAGAGCGGTTGGATGTTCGCGGGAAATTGGGCAGTCGCATAGGGAGTACGCCAGACGCCTTTAACAGCAGCGCAGTACTCGCCAGATGCAGTCCCGTAGAAATCAACTTGGATGTCGATACGCTTGGGCGAAAGATAACCGACCTGCTGGTTTACCTTGTCATTTGTGCCCGTGGGAGTCTCAAGATCAACCTGAAGGATTTCCGTCAACTCAACGAAGGCAGAAACAGGCATCGGAACGCGATTAACCTGCGCACGGACAATCTGCGTAGCACCCACAAATGGCTGGAGAAACGCGCCCAGGGCCTCGATTACCGTATCGACCGCGATAGAGGAAACGTACTCGACAGGGGCGCTCATGCTGGCACCTGCATAACGAGGGCTGCGCGAGTCCAGAGCGGCCACTGCTCTAGGATTGCTACCGTAAGCCACGTATCGCTTCCGATAGTCACGAGATCGCCGCCTTTGGAATGCGCCCTCACAACAGCATCAAGTGAACCGCGCAGGATGATCGATTGCGTGGCGTCTTGGATGTTAAGGCCGTCAAGGTGCCGGAGGTCTGCCGCAGTCAAGGCTTGAACCTGTGCGAACCCAGTGACCGGCGTTCCATACGCGGGAACCTGCTTTAGGCCTGCGCCTATAGCGTATCCGGTAGACGGAGACACCGTAACCGATATGTTTGGGTTCACTGTGTTCGTCGCACTGTTTGCAATGCCGCGCAAGTCCATCAATACCCCCCCCTTTGACACATTGCGTAATGTGTGTATACTGAAATTGAGGCAGATTTCTGAAATGAGAATCGTTGAGGTTGTACCTGATCGTCCATGCGCTTGTGGCTCACTAGATTTTGAATTGACCGGATGCGCTCAACTTGCAACCGTAGACAAATACAGCGCGTGCGTATGTTGCGGTTGCGGGCTGTCCTACGCTTTGGCAACCCCATTGCATCCCGGTAAGCCAAAGCGCCCCATTGCACATGTTGTAGAAATGGGCAAATGAACGCAACCAAAGCAGCCCGCATTCTTCGCGCCGCGCAAACCAAACCGCCCCGCTCTCCCGTTCTACACGTATGCCCAAAGTGCGAAGCGGCAATTCTTGGAACACGCGCTTTCAGAGCACATAAACCCGAGTGCAGAAAGGAACACATGGCAGTTGATGAGAAGTTCATTATCCGAGGAATCAAAGCACAGTTGCTTGTACTTAGAAAGGGAATTCTCGCCAAAGGGAAAACTGTTCCCAGCGATGCCGTTTTGCGGCTAAAGATTTTCGACCAAGCCGATGAGAGCGGGTTACAGACGTGCGATGAATACCGCGTCCCGTTTTCCATTCTCGAAGGGTTCAAGCCGGGAGATGTGAACACGTAGGTTTTTGAGTGTGAGTTCCTTCTGGGGCAGTCGTGCGTGGAAGCGTGTCCATCTATAGTGGACGCGGCCCATTTACCACGGGGAACGGTTAAGCGCAGCCCATCACCGAAGATTGCAAGATAGGTGATGTTCCCCCGCTTAATTGAAGCTGCTCCACTCATTTACGTTCCTCATAGTCTTGGGTTTTCGCGTTAAGCACCATCACCGCGCCAGAATTTACGCGGTATCCAGTGCTGTTAAGCATTTCGCCAGTCCAGATCAATGGCTTGGCCTGAGTTCCGCTAGCCATTCCAAGATTCTTTCTCCCTTTTACTACATCCGCTTGCGCTTGCAATACATCGCGGGCACGAATATTCTGGGGATTATTTTTGAACTTAAAGCGAAGCCGTAGGGTCGTAGGAGAAAGGGGAGGATCATTAGTATCGATGATGCTTTGCTTCAATGCGCCGTCAATTTCCTCTCCCATATACGCAAGGGTATGAGCGCCGTCAAAGTTGCTGGCCTTGAGTTCTTGCGCCATCATCTTCGGCCATTGCGGAGAATCCTTCGCTACCATCGTGCGAAAGAAAGGACGCGGAGGAGCAGGGAAGCGGCCCTTGTGCCCAAACTCATTCCAGAACGCAATTGGAGCCTGTTCGCTGTCGATGAAACCAATATCCACAGAGCCGTGTACCTTCTTTGCGATCTCTTTCAGCTTCGCAGCGACGGCATCGGACAGCAGGATGGTTTTAGCAGCCACAGGATTCCTCGTCAAGGTAGATCGGCATGTACTCAACCACATCGGGGCCGATATTCAATACGACTGCTGAAACGGTTGGCAGTTCCAGTTCCCCGTTCTCAATGCGCTCCAGATCGCGCTTCAATTCCGAAGCGTCCAATGAGAGCGTAACCGAGATCATCGGCGCAACCACGGCGTGCCCGATGGCGTGCCTACAAAGCCCTCAACCTGAGTCGGCTGCGGGAAGTATCGCGCCCCGCGCAAGTTGGTTGTAGCCTGCCAAAAGGCAGACCCGTACTGGCTTTGCGCGAACCAAGGGCCGCTCCCAGGCGTTGCTGGAGTGTAATCGAAGGAAGCCCCCACTGCTCCCTCATTGGCTGCACTGACGCGCCCCACGGGCCGGGGCTGGCCATCTGCCGTCAGTACCCCGCCCAGGAATGCGATATGCGCAGTGAGCATCTGGAGCAGAACGGTTCTGAGGCCAATATTCTGCACGATGCTGCAATCCGTGTTGTTAAGGTAAAGGCCCGCTTCGGAGAACAGGGAAGGAAACAGAGTCGGGTTGGCGTTGTACGCAGCCGTAAACTCAGGGTAGCGCCCAAGGAACTGCACCGGGTTGAATACGGCCACGCCCATTTATTCCCTCACCGAATCAGGCTTCACGCCGCCAGCCGTCTTTGCCATCTGCTCGAAGCCGGTCTTTTCATTCTTGAGTTCCTTGGCTTTGGCTGAGGCTTCCTGCTCCGACTTTGCTTCAAACACTGCGCGGGTCTTGAGCGACGGAAATCCAACGTATGCCGCCTTCCATGCCGCCCAGAACTCCGCATCCACTTCAGTCGTTGCAAACATCTTCGGAGGAAGATACAAGCCGCCTTCAGTCGGGGCGGAGAACGTGCCTGCGAGTTTTACGGTTTGATCGCGTTTCGTCGGATCGGGGTTGTGGAGAATCAAACCGTTTGGAAGCCTGCAACCGATGAGAATTGTTTCGCGTGCCATGTTTCCCTTTCAAGGAGCGGTGATTGCCGCGCTGAGGGGCACCGAAGTGCCCTCCTGTTGAAGTGCCTTTTCTCGGCTGTAACGAATACGCTGTGCAGCCGACATTTTCAACCTGACTTCTTCTGGCATCCCAGCCTCAAAACGATTGCGCTGAGATTGCGCCATTCTTGCCCGTACTTCTGGAGTGCAACGTTCACGCGCTGCAACCCGCATACGTGCTCTTGTCTCTTTGGAAATCTCTCGGCCCTGTTGAACCTGAGACATTTTCATTCGTGTCTCGGCTGTGTGATGATGCCCCGCAAAGTGCTTATTACCGAGCGGAGCGCCTGCGCCGACTTCTTTGAGTTTTGCCGAAATCTGCGCTCTCATTTCCGGCGTCATGCGCTCTTTCGCAGATGCCGATAACCTTGCGCATACTTCGGGAGAATGCTGGTGGCCGGGTTTGAAACCTGATCCGTTTGCTTTAGATGCAGCCGAAAGTCTAGCTCTCATCTCAGTTGTCATTCTCTTTTTTGTTCGTTCGGAATTACGCATATTTTCTTCAGGAGTAGCTTTTCTTCCGGATACCCCCTCACCGCCATCAGTGAGATTTCCTAGAATTCCTGTGCGATTATCCAAACGCCCATACTTGGCGATTTGACGCTTTTCCTCGGAGAAGGCGTCCTGCTCAGAAAGGTTTTGAGCAACAAAGATAATCATCGCTGGATTCTGCGGAGTCCGGATGCGATTATGTCTCATGTAGGCTCTCATGCCCCTTCCTTTGCCAACGTAGTACGGTGTTCCTGCTGCCCCGTGCTTCGTCGTATTCTCACGGATGTACAGATAAACGTAGAAGTTATCCATACATCCATGATACACCAAAACGACGCAATATCAAGCAAAAGAAAACCTAAACCCCAAGTAATGAAGAGATTAGGAATGGGCGGTATAAGACGCACCCCCACGTGCCCTGGCTTTGCTTCTGCTTGAAGCTGGACAGATCGATCTTGACCGGATGTGCACGTAGCTTCTCAGTGAACGCCGTGGTGGCCGTGCGCTGCCCCTGCACTTCGTCCGCGATCAACTGCACCAGTTCGCCAGAGGCGGTGTGGTATTCCGGCGCCGTCTCGATCTTCATCTTCGGGAAGTTCTTCTTGAGCATGTCCTGCACATTGACGTTGTAAGTGTTCGTCAAGGTCAGATACACCTGAGCCTCGGGCGACATTGCCAGCGTCAGCGGAGAGTCCATGTCAAGATCGACAAGGCCATTCGCTTGGGAGACAAGCTGCCCATATAGCGCCTTGATGTCGTTGTAGACATAGATTGCGCCGTTCGGGTCAGTGGCCTTCTGTGCCCACGTCACCAGCCCGCCAGCCGAGATCGGCGCGATGGGAGCGGAGAGCGACGGGTCGTTGAGC